AAATGTGTAAGATACATTTGAGGCTAAACCTTGAAATGTAGCAGAAGTTGTAGCAGAACCAGTATCCCAAGTATATGTTGCTGGTGTTGTTGTAATTACATATGAGGTTGCTGCTAGTGTTCCTGGTTGTGTCCAAGAAAGTGAAGCTGCTGCTCCAGTTCCTGCTGCAGATTCTGCTGAGGTTGTATTAGCTGTCAATAGGTAAGGTCTAGCAGTTCCAACATCAGTAGCTGTTAAACTAGTTACGTTAGATGGTTCCAAAAAGTCATTTGATGCTTGAGACTTTCTACCTGACTTCTTACCTGCTGCCATTTTTTTCCCCTTTATCCTATTATGCCATCAAGTCGCCGTAGACAACCCATGTATCTGCTGCTCTTTTGAAAAGAGTTGCAGATGACCAAGTTGTACGGAGCTTTAATCCTGGTGTTGAGTTTACTGTTACTCCGCCAGCGCCTGCAATTGTAACCTGTCCAGTTGATGTCTGAAGGATATCAAGAGATGTTCCAATTGGGAAGGTCAGTGTTGCGTCTGTTGGAATTGTAAGTGTCATAGCCGAAGATGATGACATTTCAATTAAACTATCTCTTTCAGTTAATGCTGAAAGTGTGTATGATGCTGTCTTTTGAATAATTGGTGTACGTGATGCTATACCTTCTTTTGTTTGTGTGCCGTCTGTAAATACAACTCCTGCTGCCGTCAAGTTATTTAGAGCAAGGTCATCAAGTGATCCTTCTCCAAAAGCAACTGTTGTTGCAGGCTCTGTTGTTACATCCTTAAACAACTTCCACTTAGCATCAGATACGTCTCTTACGATACCAGCATGCTTTGCGGTACCATCTGTATAAGCAACTACAAGACCAAGATCTACCGTATTTGCTGCATTTTGATGAGCAAGCTGAACCATATTATCTTCAATTGTGATTGATGTTGCTGATGCTGAAAAGTTAGTTCCGTTTACTGTGAAGTTTCCATCAACAACAACATTACCGTCAACTTCCATATTTCCAGTAAATGTTTGATTTGCTGCATTTAAATAAGCTATTTGTGCTGTATCAGAAATTCCATGAATAGATGTTGTGTCTGTTGCATGTGAACTTAAATCAGTAGATGATGCTTTTGCATCTAACTGAGTCTGAATTGCTGAGGTAACTCCGTCAACATAATTAAGCTCTGTTGCGGTTGCTGTTAATGCAACATCTTCATTAATCTTAGGGCTTGTAAGAGTTTTACCAGTAAGGGTCTGGGTTCCTGTTGTAGTTACAAGAAGTGATGTATCTGAAATACCATGAACGTTTGTTGTGTCTGAATTATGATCTGAAACTGCTGTGCTAATTGCTGAGGCTGTTGCTGTGGTTGTAGCAAGTGCTGAAGTGTCTGCAATTCCGTGAACATTTAGTGTATCTGCTTCATGTGTTGAAGCAGCTGAAGCTGCTGCTGAAGAAGCTGCTGCATCAGCATATGCCTTTGTAGCCAGCTCTGCCGTATCTGCAATTCCATGAATAGAGGTTGTGTCTGAGCTATGTGTTGAAACAGCTGAAGAAGCTGCACCATCTGCATAAGTTTTTGTAGCAAGCTCTGCTGTATCTGCAATTCCATGAACAGATGTGGTATCTGCACTATGTGTACTTACTGCTGAATCTGCATAAGACGTTGTTGCTAGATCTGCTGTATTTGCAATTCCGTGAACACCTGTGGTGTCTGCACTATGTGTTGATACTGCACCATCTGCATAAGTTTTTGTAGCTAGCGCTGTCGTATCTTCAATTCCATGTACTGAGGTAGTATCATTATTATGTGTAAAAATTGCTGTGTCAACCACCCAGACTTCTGTGGCAACCGTTCCAGTTGAATCTGGAAGAGTTAGGGTTCTATCTGCTGTAGGCTCAGCGACAGTAAGAGTTGTTTCATAGTCATTAGCAGTAGCACCTTCAAAAACAAATGAATTTGTAACTGCAATTGTAGAGCTATCAATAGTTGTTGTTGTTCCTTGAACTGTTAAATTACCAGAAACTGTTACGTTACCGCTAACATCTGCAAGAACAACAGTTCCTGTAGCATTAGGAAGAGTAATGGTACGATCTTCTGTAGGATCTGTAACCTGAACTGTCGTCTCAAAAGCATTTGCAGTTGCACCTTCAAAAACAATGCTTGAGCCAAATGCTGGGTTTACTGTTGAGTTAGCATCAATGAAGTAATCAAGGTTGATCCAGTGATTTGTTCCATCGCCAATCTTAAATTTATTTGTGTCGGTTTCATATCCGATTTCACCAGCATTGAGGATAGGACCATTGCCAGAGTTTGTAGAAACCCATTGAGCTGCAGTTCCTCTGCGCTGTTGCATTCTTGTTGCCATTTATAGTCTCCTCTTTGATGGTCTCTTGTAGTATTATATCAGATAATTAGTTAAAATTATCTATTGGACTTCCGCCGTCATAACTGTTGTTCCAGTACTCTGAATCGTAAAATCCAGCGATTTCTGTAGATGTAAATATTGAATCATAGAACCCTGCATCCTGGAATATTGAAACAATAAGGCCTGTTCCATCAATTGCAGTATCGTGAATATGCTGTCTAAGATCAGCGGTATCTGAAAATGTAGCAATCATAATCCAATCAGCCTGGTCCGTAGAGTAGATAGACAAGTGGCGTGAGACTGTATCAAACCATAGCTGTCCATCTGCTGGATTTGCTGGTGCAGTTGACTCAGTAGGAACTATAGGTGTTCCTACTAAGCCATCTACATAAAGTTTAGTTGCTGCATGTGTGTTAAGAGTAGGAGTGCCAACTGTGACAGCTTGACCAAAAGTACCGCCTTCGGCTACTGATAGCCCATGCTTTACTTTAAAGTCTCTATTAGTTGTTGCCACAGTTGACTCCCGTCTCTAATTATGCTTCAATATAAGTCTTGCTTACCTTAACAGATGTATCGTTAGCAGCAGCAGTAACCTGAAGTACAACATTGCCACCGTCATAGACAGCATTTGTTGTTCCTAGTTCACCATTGCTCTGTACATTAGCGTACTCTGTTAGATAAACATTGTTATTTCCATCTACTGCTACCAACATTTCAATTACTTCAATGTCAGTACCCTTTTTCATTTGAATTACATACTTAGCAGCAGAGTATGTTGTTGCTGACCATGCATCAATATTTGTTGTTGCAGTTCCAGCAGTTGCTAGGTTAGAACCAATAAGGGCATCTCCGAAAGCAATGCTTGTTGCAGTTGCAGCACCAAGTACTGGAGTAACAAGAGTTGGGCTGTTAGTAAATGCTACTGTACCAGATCCTGCCTCATCAGTTAATGCTGATGCAAGGTTTGCAGAAGATGGTGTTGCAAGGAATGTTGCTACGCCAGTTCCAAGACCTGAAATACCAGTTGCTACTGGAAGTCCTGTAGCATTTGTAAGTGTTAAGCTTGTTGGTGTTCCCAAACTTGAACCATTTGGAATTGTTACTGTTCCAGTAAATGTAGGATCAGCAGTTGGTGCTTTAGTATTAATCTGTGATTGAATTCCAGAAGTAACACCATTTAAGTAGCCAATCTCTGTATCAGACACATCTGCTACACGAGCTTGTGTAATTGCTGTATCAATACTAAATACTGTACCAGTTAGTGTTAACCCATTACCAGCAGTAAATGTACCTGCACCTGAGAACTGTGTGAATGATATTGGGTCTGTTCCAATTGTTGCTGGCTTAAGTGTTTGCACCCAACCTGTATTGGCATAAGTACCAGCACTTACGAAGATAAAGTCTCCGCTATCTACTTCTGTTGCTGTATCAAAGTCTGTTGCACGAAGTGCTTGACCTGAAGCCTGAACTACGTAGATACCATTTTCTGCACCATTTGTCTGACCATTAAGAAGAATACGATCTCCTGTTGCAAGTGTTACTCCACCAGCAGTGTCTCCATTTTCAAGAGCGGTAGCAATTGCAACATTTGTAAGAACTGCTGCTCGTGCTGCTGGATGAATATGAAGTCCTTCAGAAACTGCATCTACGTAAGCCTTTGTAGCAGCATCTGTTGAATCTGTTGGTGTTCCAAGACCAGTGATCTTGTTTGTACCCATTGCAATTGCACCAGTCATGGTACCGCCAGATAGGGCAAGCTTTGCATCAAGTTGTGTCTGGATTGATGAAGTTACTCCATCAAGATATCCAATTTCTGTGTCTGACACGTTAGCAACAACTGCTTGCTTGTTGTTTAACTGTGTTTGAATAGCTGAAGTTACGCCGTCTACATAGTTTAATTCTGTTGTAGATAGTGTGGCCCCATCAAGGATATTTAATTCTGTAGCAGTTGCTGTAACTGCAACATCTTCGTTAATCTTTGGAGATGTAAGAGTCTTGTTTGTAAGTGTCTGAGTATTTGTTGTTCCAACTACAGCACCAGTTGCACCATGTGCTTCTGTTGCGCCTGTGTGAGTTGTAAGATCTGAAGAAGATGCTTTTGCATCCAATTGAGTTTGAATTGCAGAAGTTACGCCATTAAGGTATCCGATTTCAGTATCTGATACGTCTGCAACACGAGCTTGAATTACTGTTGTATTTACAGAAACTGCACCTGTTGTATCATTGTATGAAAGACCATTTCCGACTGCATTACCTACTGCATCTTGTGCTCTTTCATCTGTGAAGTAAAGGTTTGTTGCTTCAGTAACATCATCTGTGTCAAGTGCATTTTGTAAGCTAGTAAGGTCTGAAGTAAGTGCTACTGTACCAGAAGCGTCTGGGAATGTGATTGTTTGATCTGCTGTTGGGTCTGTTACTGCAATTGTTGTTTCAAAAGCATTTGCTGTTGAACCTTCAAAAACAATGCTTGATCCAAATTCACCAACTGCTTGTGGTGCTTTCCATGCAACGCCATTGGTTGCACTAGAATCTGCTGTAAGGATATAATTGTCAGTACCTACTGCTAAACGTGCTACTGCATCATCTGCACTACCAACAATTAAATCACCCTTTGCGTCAACAACGCCAGCTGTGATAATATTGGTGTTTGCCCACCCACTGGAACTACAGTTAGTGAAACTGTATCTCCTGCTCTAGACACGGAGATGGTGCCAATATTCCCATCATTGTCTACTGTTCCATATTCACTGACATTTACATTTGTATTATCAGGGACTATAGTTAATTCTGTAGCCCAATATTTATTTGCGCCACCAGAAGTCTTTTTAATTGAGACCATGTACTTAACTGATCTCCACTCGCTTGCCAAAAAGTTATCAAAAATTGTTGAGTTCTCAATGCCATTAATTGTAACTTCATTGTTACCATCTGAACCAAGATCTGTTGATCTTGCAGATGTGCTGTCAATCAAATCTTCATAGTTTGTTTGACTTGGACGGTCTCCTGTTTGAAACAGAGACTTTATGCTTGAGATTGATAGTTTAGCCATAGATGAATTATATCATGCATTTTAAAGTATATAGTTAGAAAAACCAATAACCTGAAAAGGAATAGCTGGCACATTGCCAATAGATGCTGGAATCTGTATTGCTGTAAACCTTATTCTAAATGGGAGTACAGAGTTTATATTTACCCCACGTTTTACCTGATCAATTTCTACATTTGGAAAAGAAGCCTTTTCAATGTTCCTTGTAAAAACGGGGGTACTGTTATTTATAACAACTGTTGCCATTAGTTTGTAACATCCTCAAGGAGAATAATCTTCCCTTGAGCAACAGTCCAAACAAGTGTGTTCTGTGGAAGACGTAGTTCAACATCAAAAATATCGTTTGTTCTCAACTGTGCGGTTTGTGCAGCAGTTAGGTTAACCTTAAACTCACCGTCAAGATCTTCCAAATCTTGCTCTGGGGTAATTGAAAAAATTAATGTTGCAACATCTGTAATTGTTTGAGGAGTAACAGGGGTAGTTGGTCTTTTAAATTCTACCTCAATATCCCAGTCAGGAATATTTAAAGGCTCTTTGTTGTCGTCTGTGAGATATATGCGAAAAGATGCTGTGTCGCCTTTTACAATAGTCCAGTTAACAAATGGTGGTGCTTCACCAATATCATATGTAGATGCGCCTTGTCCTCTGTATGTAGCCATTTTTATATTATACCACTTGAAATCAGCATTTTTATGGTTTGATAAAAAAATGTTATAAAACTTGCTTTTTGCGGCAATCCCATGTTATACTTAGTTAGTGCTACCAAACGGTAGCATCTTTAGTCTCTAGGAGGTTATTATGATGAGAAGAGATAAAAAGATTTGGATTGGAATCCTTGCTGGAATTGGATTATTGGCACCACTTACTAATGCTGCAAATGCTATTAGTACTGAAAATAATCTAAGTAAACCCGTTGTTTCTAAACCTTCAACCGCCAAGGCGGTTTTTTTGGTTTCTAAGCCTAAGAGTCTTGTTAAGGTAAAAAAGAACTTAAATGTTCTTTATAAATACCAAGATGCTGTTACTCTTACAGATCGTCAGCTTAAAGAGCTTTTGCATGCCGTTGGTTTTCGTGGCCAAAGACTTGTAGAAGCTTGGGCCGTTGCTAAGAAGGAGTCAAATGGGCGACCATTGGCTTTTAATGGTGATGTTCGTACTGGCGATAACTCCTATGGTATTTTTCAAATAAATATGCTAGGAATATTAAAAGAAGGCCGTAAAGAAAAGTTTGGTCTAAATTTTAATAGCGAATTGCTTAATCCAGTGATTAATGCTCAGGTTGCATATCACATGAGCAATGGTGGAGAAGATTGGTCTGCTTGGAAGGGCCTTACCCCAAGAACTAAAACTTGGATGAAGAAGTTTCCTCACTAATTTTTATTAAGATACCCCCTTGGCCATTTGCCTTGGGGGTATTTTTTTTATGAAACAGAAATATACATACCCTTTAAAATAATAGTGCTTTCATTATCTGCCCTTGCCTGAATTATTCCACCCTCTGACCTAATTTTTGAAAGGTCCACATAAAGGGTCTGATTGACAGACATCTCATAAGGATATTTATACTTGAGCATACCAATATATCCAGTTGGTGACTCCACTTTTGGTATGTAAGTCCTGATCCAGGCCTCTGTGCTATTAGTGTCTGTGGTAAGTGCTATATCATATCTTATATCTACTTTAGCACCTACTTTTAACTGTTTAAAATTAATTCTCTGAGTAACTGAATTCCAGAGTGATACGGACCCTGTTGGAAGAAATTTTAATATATTATTATCTTTATCGTCATCCATTAAAATATCTACCCAACCATCATCTCCCCTATCAGGCCCAAGCAGTAATGGTTTTTTGTTTTTGTTTTGATAATAAGCCCATCCTGGATATTGTCCAGATGGACTTTCATATCCTTCCCCGCCACCTCTACCAGGCTCTCCTTTAGGCCCTTGTGGACCTTGTGGGCCATCCTTGCCAGGAATACCACGTTCCCCTCTTGGGCCTTGTGGACCTTGTGGGCCAATGGCTCCAGGCTCTCCTTTTTCTCCTTGGATTCCTGGAACAGCAATGTATTCGGTATTATTTGCTTCTACGGTTTTTGTTGATTTGACTGCTTCAGCATATCTTGTTTTTGGAGCATCCATATTTTTTGATATGGCCATAAACTATTTCTTTACTTTAAAAATAGCCCCATTAATTTTTATCAATGGTGGAAGCTTTGGATTCTTATCATTAATTTTAATTATCATTTAAGATACTCCACCTATAACATTTTTTGCACCACTTGGAGATACATCTCCTAGTACACAGATTGTTCCAATAACTGGTGTCCAAGTAATTGTTGTGCTACCGTCTGGAACTACTGCCTGAAGATCAAAAGATAATTCTGCAACTACTGACCTATATCTTGTTCCCCAATTTTCTGTTACAGATGCTGGAGCACTTACAGTTACTGATGAACCATCAACAGAAACCTCTAGTTCGTCAAGAAAATCTGTGCTTGGGTCATATGCTGTGGCAGCAAAAGCCCATCCATCTGTATCAAATTCTGTAACCTCATCATTTTCAAGAAATGAAACGGTAAAGGATGAGTAATCTCCACGGACAACAGTCCATTGAATGTTTGCTGGGGTAGCCCCAAATTTTTCTACCGTAGGTGAGCACATATCACTGATTATACCATAATAAAAAGAATTGGCTCCTAGGGGGCAGTGGGGTGGGGTATAGCAACCTAGAAACCAATCCACATGAATTATAACATTGTATTATTTAAAATAAGCCAGAGTATATGGATTTATAACTTATTGTTATATTTCAAATTGTTACCAAATTGTTATAGTCCTAAATGTCCGTTTTGTTATGTTATGAGTAATTGGCCAGGGTATTGAGTAGTGTATACTTAAAATATATAAAGAAAAGAACTATATCTAAACAAGGTTTTTAAAAGATAGTTTATATATAGTATATATAGAAAATAGGAAAATTAGATTACTTCTTGTTGTGATCTTTAATATGCTCAATCAATAGATCAAACATCTTGTCAGTCTTATCCTCAAGGCGATTAACTGAGTCTTTTAGCGATGAACCAGAATTGGGCTTAAGCTCGCTTAGATAGTGCTTAATTAGAAAATTAATAACACCGAATATTACTCCGCCGATTGAGAGTACTGTAAGAATAAATGCTGCCCAGTCTTGTGGAGTCATAAGGATTATTATATCACTATTTGATACTAATTATTTACGGATGTTCACATATGTATGAAAACGACATATGAAATCTATCTGCTTGTGCAAGATTAAATGGAGTGTTGCTATCCATTGGCTCATCTTGTGAAGCACTTGCTAAATTCCAAACTGTCATAATATCACTTGATGGTGTTAAATGACCTTTAAGGCTATAGTGATCAATACCCTGGTTTGTAATATCATGAACAGATCCACCATAAACATCTGTATGATATTTTGATTCAAATGGAAGAGTTAATGAATATTGACCAGTTCCGAAGTTTGTAACTGTTGTAAACAAGACATCAATTTGAACCTGAATAAAATTACCAATTTTAATATATGATCCAATTGTTGGAGTATTAGTATATGTTAAACCAGTTCCAGACCATACTGGGGTGTAGCTATGTATTACAGTGCTTAGTCCTTCAGTATTACCAAATGCTGGATGGGTAAACCGTGCCATTATGAACCTGTTTCAAGTTTTATTTGAAGTATTGCTATTTTCATGTTAGAACCGCTTGCTATAGCATAAATAGCATCACGTCCATTTACTTCAACTGAAATTGCATGATTAGGCAAAATACGATATCCATAGTCTGTGCTAGAAACACCAGCACCGCCAACATATATGTATCCGCCTTCATTTACATTTTGCATAGTAAAGTCATATCCCGAATGAGTTCCGTTCGGAGTCAATAGTGTCGCAGACGAGCTGCTGAGTGTGGTGAGTGAATGCATTGTCATGGTTTAATTATATCATCATAAACTAAATTATCTTTTAAGTTCGGGCGGGGCCTTTAAGCCGTCGCCGAAATAGAGGCTATACAAACCATCCCTTAGACACCTATGGATTGACACATCCAAGCATGTCTGATACAATGGATTTACTATGCATCAACAAATAAAAAATATTCTAATCGGAAGCTTACTAGAAAAATTATCAATCCATCACTCTGTATATAGGCTACCGTGTACATCCGAATTTCTAGAAGAGCTTGTCTCTGATACCCTAAATGAAAACGGTATGCCAAATGACTGGAAGCCTGATAGAAGCCATAGCGTAAGCATAGACATGACTTTGGACTCAGGGCAGAGTATATCCGTCAAGTCAGGAAGATATGACCCAAATAAGGGGACTTTAGTTATCTCTGGCTCCAGGCTAGGCAAACATGAAACACTAGAGAAGATGCTTGAAGCAGTTGCTTCTACACATGCTGATTATTATGTGTGTTTAGCAAAAGCAGACCAGGATTGGTCTTCTATACCGTCCAAAAATGACACTAAAACCTATTACCTATTTGTGTTTGAAGCTTCAAACCTTGATTACTCACTTGAGCATTGGATCAAGAAAGAATCTAAGCATGGCAAAGGCTATAAATATATAATGGAAACACCAAGTATGTCAGCTACTATACGTCCTAGTATGTCTCATCAGTTATGGACTACTATCTCTTGTGATATTATTGATATACCGTCCAAATTGGAGATTACTAATGAGCGATGAAGTACGTCCTTGGGATCTTATTAATGGTTCTCCTAGAAGTCCAGAAGAACTTGAAGAATACCGTTTGAATATTTGTAAAGGCTGTGAGTTCTTTCGTAAAGGAAACCAGACTTGCAAGAAGTGTGGCTGCTTTATGAAGCTTAAGACAAAGCTAGAAAAAGCTAAGTGTCCTATAGGTAAGTGGTAATATGTCAGTAAAGTTTTATTGTGAAGATGCTAGAAAAGAATTTCTTGAACCTAATAGCGTAGACTTATTTTTAATTCACCCACCATTCTGGTCAATGATTAACGAAAGTTATGGTGGAGATCAGGAGATACAGCTACACAAGATTAAGAATAAAGAAGAGTTCCGCACTTCTATGATTACCATATTAAAAAATATGGATCAGGCGTTATCAGATGATGGAAATATATTATTTATTTTGCCAAACTTTTATAGACAAATTGAAACTATATCGGATATAATAAAATATACTGACCTAACGCTATATAACATCTTGTTATGGGATTTTGAAAAAAATAAAGTTCAAACAAATAGATACTATACAAACCTTATATTGCATATTAGAAAAAATACCAACTTTGATTATCCAGGCAAAAAATTGGATAGATTCTTTATAGAAGAACCTTGGGCTACTTGCGATAACGCATTTCCAATAGGTCTTTCAGATATGCTGATTAAATCTTTTTCTAAAGAAGGAGATACGGTTGCAGACATATTTGGTGGAACAGGCACTACTATAATATCTGCTTTAAATAATAATAGAAAAGCAATATATAACGATTCATCATCTGAACAATTTGAACTAGCAAAGATGAGAGTTAATGATATACTAAAAGAAACAGAAAAGGATGTACCTATGAACGAGCAAGAAACAATTACCTTTATGGTAGAAACTATAAATGAAACAAACCGTTTGCTTTGTGAGCAAGCTGGAATGGATAAAGCACAGATTGATCAGCAGATTGAACAGAGCAAAGCATCTATGACGCTTATCGTTTCTGGTCTTTATGCTAAGATGAAAGAGGCGAACCTACTTGCCTAAATATACATACAAAGTTGTTAAGAGTGTAGTAGAAGATGCTTACGTGCAAAATACTGGCAAGAATGTTTATGATGCTTTAGGCGATGTAGATTTTGACAATGTAACATTAATTGTTGAAGCAAAAGATATAGATGAAGCAAAATCTATTCGTGAGGGTGTTACAGATATCCGCATGTGGGATCTAGAATCAGAAGTCTAGGTTTTCTTGTTCCCAGAGGATCTGCTCACCCTTATTGTCAGTAGGTATCATAGGGCTTGATTCAGAACAGTCTTTGCATACCGTTTCTGAAAAAATTTTTGAAACAAGGTTTTGATGAGCTATCTCATCTACCTCAAGCCAGTTTTCAAAGTTGTCTAATATTCCCATGATTTTATTATACACTAAATCTGAAAAATTTTGTAAAAGTCAAAATGACAAAAATCTGAATATTTTGTATCTGTGTATGATACATATAATGAGAAAATAAATAAAAAAAGAATAGTGAGCACACTACGTGAGTGCGACCTTTATAGTCTGCACTAGTGCCAATAATAAAAAATACACTAGTGCCACTTTTGTAACTTGTGCTGGTACCACCTTTGTAACTAATACCAGTGCCCTCTTTGTAAAATAACCTAGTGGCACCCAGTAGCATCTTTGTAATGATACCTAGTGGCCTATTTGAGTTGACGCCCACTACCATCTTTGTTTAGCAAGGGAGTACCTACCCAGTAGCCTATTTGTATTTATACCCAGTGGCATCTTTGTTTAGTAGGGTAGTACCTACCCAGTGGCATAGTGGTAATGCCACCCCCTACCATATTTGTTTAGTAGGGGAGTGCCATCTCTAACTAGATACCCCTTGCAGGTATCCGTCAATTGATAATAGATCGCATGTAATTTTTACACGCTGGTTAGGTAGTAGTGTTGACTGAAATACCTCAATGAAATCGTATACCTCTTGCTTAGTCATGAGGTTAATGTTCTTAGTGTTACCAGACATAGTGGTTAGTGTTACTTTCATTTATTTACCTTCATTCTTAATGTGATAGACAAGATCATAGACATTTATTGCAATACCTGCAATGATTAGGGCATATAGCCCAACGATAATAGATTGTAGAAATAGTACCATGTTAGTTATCCTCACTTACTATAGAAAAGTCTGAGTTATACTTATCTAACTCAAAGATTGCACCATTGGTGCAGGTAACACGCATGCGTGAACCATTCCACTTGCGTAGTGAGGCAACAACGCCTGACTTAACAAGGTTAGTAGATTTAGTCATGGTGATAGTATCACCAATCTTGATTGTATTGTATAGTGTAGTCATTTTAGACCACCTTTCTTTAGTAGTTATTTAATCTTATTTAATTTTATAGTAGTAATACTAGCATACATTCCCTGAAAAGTCAAGGCGACACGCCGTATTTGTGGTGTGATTTGGGTCACTTATTTGCTACGCTCATGCGAACACTTGTTCGCCTTATTTGGTAGGCTCATTGACCTTAACCCTATTTAATTTTGTATAGTAGTATACTAGCATAAAAATATCAAAAAGTCAAGTTTAGACACGGACAAATTGGACATTTCTAGTGTGATCTCCATCACATAGAGCCGAGCACTAATGACCAGTCTTGTGCTCCCCTGCTTATGACTAGTCTTAGGCTCCCCAGCTCATGACCAGTCTTGTGCATATGCGCCTATGACCATTCTGGGTGCATGCGCTCATGACCAGTCATAATAGATCGGGCCCCAAAAGTTATCCACATGATGTAGATCACATTTAAGATTGAGCGTAAGTTATCCACATGACCTACATCACATTTCAAAATGTCCGTTTTGGTATGATTACTGGCTAGTAGATGTCGTACCCCTATGTTACACTTCTATATATAGAAGGTTGAAATAGAAGTAAACCTAATTAACGAAAGGAATTCACAATGAATTCACTAAATAACTACTACTCAGAAATTCGTAGCGATATCGCTAAAGAATTTGGCTTAGAAAGTGCAGGATATGCACCTACATCTAACGCTATCCCTACTAGAATTGCTCAGCGTATTGCTAACAAATACCCTAGCGATTATTCTAAAGGTAGATTCTATTCTACACTTAACCCTAAAGCGGTTGAGATTGCTAAGCGTTATCACGCTATATTTGTGAAAGGAGTAAAGTAATGACTATCTATCCACTAAATTCCGTTTGCGGAAAAAATACTTTCTATGTAGATCCATATGAAGTAAATATAAATCCTAATGGTGCAATATGTTGCGATAATTGTCGCTCAATTTTAATATGCCGTCAGGCATGGGACTTTCTATACAAGGGAGTAAAGTAATGAACGATCTAACTTATTGCGAAAATTGCCAAATAAATATGCAAGATGATTTCTATGATTTCCGTTTTGAATATCCAATCTGCTTAACATGTTCACCATTGTACGAATTATTTTTAGAAGGAGTAAACGAATGAAAACAATTTTTATTCTAGTATCGCTATATGTTGCATATATAATCTATGTAAACATATCTGACTATGTTTCACTAAGTAAATGGGAAAAGGAGAATAACTAATGTTAGATTTTGAAATGGCTTTTGAAGTAAAAACAATGTTTGATGAGATGCTAGATGAATCTTATCCTATTGTAACTATGGGTGCATGTACTTTCTACCCCTCACAAATTCTAAGAGAGTGTGACCCTATTGCATATAATGAGGCACTCTTAGATTTTGAAGATGCAATTGTGAAAAATCAAAAGGAGGAAGATAATGAATAAAGATTTATTTGGATTTGAAAAAGCGATTCAACTTGATCACTTAACAAAAGATCAAATTGATGAATTGTTAAAAATACTTAACAAATAAAAAACAAAATTTCGCAGAAATAAAAAGCTGCGATTTTTTGGTCGGGCCCTTTAGACTGAAAGTATACACAGGTTATCCACAGTCATTTAAGATGACCAGTCATATACCCCCCAACCCAAGACCAGTCATGTGTGTGACGCACTTCACATATCCCATATGTCCGTTTTGATATAGTTTATGGTGATAATTTACTTGACATAATGTAAGTCAATGTCAGACCCCCCTGCTATACTTCTAGGTATAGAAGGTTGAAAAAGAAGTAAGCCCCTTAAAGAAAGGAAGTCCAATATGACTTCATTAAACACAATATGCGTTGAGCATAAGCCATTCGTCCCTGCTATCTCAGAAGTTGGAGATGAGCAATTTACATTCTGCATGGAATGTGAAAACAATATCTCTCGCTACTATGGAGATACTGATCCAGAACGTCTACCTATGTGGACTGATTGGTACGTGACCAAATAATGAACTTAAAAGAATATGAACAATTCGTAAAAGATAAGCGAGCCATGTCTCGCATTGACGCTATGGCAATTCTTGCTAATGCTGCAAAACAAAATGAACTTATCCACGCTCAAAAAGAAAGTGAGTCAAAATAATGAACTATGACGACTACTATGAAAACGAACGCATTAGCGATGTAAACTCTTGCTATTGCACTAACCATTCTATTTGCACAATATGTAAGAAAGGATACTAACTAATGGTATATAAATATGATCTAGGCGATACCGCCACAATGAGCAATCAGGAATTGCTTGACGCACTAATGGCAAGAGAGGTTGCACCTCGCACCATTGTAGGTACTGGCTACAAGAATGGTAGGCAAGTAGCGATTGACTACCTAAAAGAAATGATCGCTAAAGAAAATGAGGTAAAGTAATGATAAGCATTGAACTACAAGATGTACTTGCTACAACACGCAAGATTCGTAACAATGATCGTGATTCTGGCACACACTATTTGCTAGGATATCTATGGGCTAACACGCCAGATAAAGAAAAAGAAAGAATTGCAAAACTATTTGCAAAAGATTTAGAAATGGAAAATAAAAAATGAACAAATGTGATTCTTGCAAAAAAGAAACAACACAATTCGTAACGGATGACGGAGAATATTATTTTCCAATGTGCGGTGAGTGTTACTAAAAAATAAACTAATGGTCTAATGGGGCCCGACGCGTTCGGGCGTGTCGCAGCTGCAAATGTGTTTAAGATCACACGATTATTTTCCCTATTTTACGGCGTGTCGTCTTGACTTTTTGAGATTTTTATGGTAGTATTCTCTTATACAATTAAATAAGAAGAAAAGCCAGTGTGACGCATATCACAATCAGAATGTCCTATATGTCCGAATTTGGATTTGATAATGTCTGCCAAAACTGGTACACTTAAACTATAACAACAAAAGAAAGAAGGTCGCCCATGAGCGCAAACCTATACTCAGTCCAATCCCTACTAGTGGGAACAAAATACTACTCAAACACTTTGCAAGGTGAAATTGTAAGTGCAGAGCCTCACCCTAAGCCAATTTGGTACGAGGGTGCAGAGGCTTACCTTGTTGAGGTTAAGCCTAATCTTGGATTTAAAAATTCATTCCGTACAATCGCAGTAAAAACAAACTAAGAAAGTAGGTACTAACTAATGTACAAAGTAAAACTAGAGTCTTTTAATGGCTCAGTAAAAACAATCTCTCTCCCTTCTAAGGGTGCGGTTGCTCAATTCATCTCACAATACCCTCAAACTTTACCAGTTGGGGTATCCGTAAAAATCGCTTGCGATACTCTTGGAATTACTGGCACACTTCGTGGTACTTCCACACTAACAAAAACAAACTAAAGAATAGGAAATAAAAAACAATGATAACAATCCCTCACTCTCTCCAATTCGTAACTGAATTAGATGAAACTCACCCAGTCGCTAAGCAATTACTTGCACTCCCTACAATAGATCAGGTTGCTATGCTAGAGGCTATGCTAAAAGAACTACTTGCTCCACGCATTCAGTCTGCACTTGATGAACTCAATGCAGGTAATTCTAAAGATTTAGTTTTTGAATTTAGCGAATGGTTCGCTTCAGACAATCCAAGATTTGATGAAAATAAATTTTGGGACGCTTGCACAAAAGAAATTGAGGTAAATGCATGAGCAGATTTATCACAACAATCGTGCAGGTGATTTTATTTCTTGGAGTGCTTGCTTGTTTTCGTTTAATGTGGCAAGATTTAAAAGCTGATCTTGTTGAAATAAAAAACGATTTGCGAAAGTAAATAAAAAATCCTGAGCACGATTTAAAACTGCTTGAACTTTCAGCTACAAAGGGGCCCCGACGCAGACGGCGTGTCGTCCACAGGTTATCCACAGGCTTTACGTTGTGACATTAATCACTCCCAAAATTTCTCGCATATTGAGATTAAGTGCCATTAAGAGTTGCCCTTGTCTGCCCCATAGTGTAAGATAAAATATATCAACAGAAAGAAGGAACCCCCTATGAACGAATGCAAAGTATGTTTTGCTCAGCGCATGAGTATCTCTGCAATATCTATCAAGATCAACGACCTATGCGAGCCACACTATCGTGACTGGCAAGATGAAAAGAATATGGGTGAGTATTTTGGGTAATATGATAGAAGCCTTGTGCGTTGCATGTAATGAAAACCTACATATAGACGGATTTACTGATTGGGGAATGGCTAAAGAATATCGCACAGTCAATCTCTCAACGCCAACAGGCAAGATGTACACAAAAACTTTTTATACTAGCGGATTGGTCGTAGTAAAATGATAGATGCAGAAGTAATTACATGGAAGCCTAATGATAAGAATTCTTTTATTAGCGCATTAACTCAAGATGAGTTAGCAATATTTGAAGCAGACATACAAGATGCCATTGACGGCGTAATAGAAGATTGGAAATAATATAATGGGATCAGTAACGGCACTAGGAATTAAAGATACAGTATTGGACTTGGAGACTCAGATTCTCTATCACCTCAAGGGTAATCACTATCCACCAGTACCAGCAGAAATGGTCGCACCATGTATTGAAGCCATTGACGCATACTATGATGAGGACTTTGATCGCATGATTAATATGCCTATGGTTGGCGACTTTCAGATTCTCTATAAGGGAAGCAAGCAAGCACCTGCATGGGCTATTGTAGACCAACACCACTTATCATGGTTTATTGAGCCAGTTGCATACTCTGATGATGAGGAGCAAAATGAGTGATACAATAAATGGCATGGAACTAATAAAAGCTGATGTACTAACAGCAGATGCACTAGAGATTGGTGATCTAATTTCTTTTGATGATGATATCGTTGAAGTAATTGCGATTGATGTTGATTCTACTGGAGACATATACAGTGTTCAAGTAAGCAACGACTTTGGCGAAACAACAACAGTTGATTTTGATTTTGATGAAGAAGTTGATTGGTACGTTTATTTAGATTAATGGGGCCCGACGCCCAAAGTGAGCTACATCACATTTACGAGATTTGATATTTTTCCCCATATCTGGTAAGATTATTACATGAGCCAGAAAAAGACCCCTGAAGAGTTACGTATCCTTATGGAATTACGTAGATCTAATGCTGCCTCAGCTATCCCCAACAAAAAGAAATATGACAGAAAGAAATGTCAGTCCCAAATGCTACAATGGAAAAAAGAAAGCGAGTAACCCCCATGACCAAATTACTTAGATCAAAAGATAGAAAAGTCGCTAATGCCGTTACCCCTAATGGTAAGCAAGCAAGTATCGCTAACACTTTTGGATTACCTGCAGGAAAAGCCTACTCATGCCCTGGCGCTACTAGTGTGTGTGAAACAGTGTGCTATGCAGGCAAATTAGAAAAGGTATTCCCTACAGTAAAGAAAAACCTATTGCATAACTGGGACCTACTACGCAATGCAGACATGCAAGAAATGTATTCTTTGATCTCAGAAATGATTGCAGAGTTTAAGACTGATTGTGTTAAGCGCAATGC